GGCCAGTGCCGCTTCCTCGCGCGGACGGGATAGCGCTTGTGGTTCACTTAACAGTGTTGGTTCTACCATATCTGAAAAGCTTGCCACTCGCTACTAGCCGTCTGTGTGGGGTTGCGGCACTCTCAGGACGCTCCACTGGCTCAACTAGCCAGTGTGCCTCAGAAATTCTGAGTGAGTGTATTGTTGTTACAGATAGCGAGAAACAACCTGAGTTTGGGGTAACAAACGTCCTAGGACGCGGGCAACCCGACTCAAGCCGCATTTCAGCTATCGCAACTACACCTCTCTCGAATTCTTCGGCAGGTTACTCGAACACCAATCCCGAGAATCTATTTTCGGTACTTTTTGATTTCCCGCCCCTGGTCGAGCAGTCCACCGACTCGGATCTCAGCGTCATAGCTGGATTCGACGACGAGGATTCGCGCGTGAGCCCCTCGAACCCTAGCCGCGTGCGTGCACGTTCGGTCAAGGCCAAGAGGGAGCTACACAAGCGACGCTCTACAGGTTATGCGGTTATCAATGCGGTCCAAAATGCGATTCCAGGTGGACGGGGACAAGGGCTCGGGGACAGATTACGAAAGCACTTCAGGCATTTGTGCGCTCACACCGGGGTGGAGTTTGCGCTTCAAGACCTGAAGAAGAAAGCTTCAGAAGCTCGCAGCAATTGGATTAACCACGGAGGAGGGGTTGACATGGCTCAACTCTCCTACGCCGGTAGGGCCCTACCCAAGGGCACCAAAACAATTACACATGCGGCCATGAAGCAGCACGCTATCGATCTGTCCAGTGAATTCATTACGGAGAAGTCCGTTTTGTCAGACGCACGTAGGTTTGCCCGCGATTGGGCGGCCCGTTTCTGCTTGCCGCAAAGCCGGATGGCTGCGCCAGATTTACCAACTCGGTCGTCTTGCATGGAGAGCAAGGTTATCGATGGAGGTTTACGAGGCCACGCCCAAAGGCTAGGTTTACACCACACTGCGGAAGAGCTATGGGGGGATCGTACGATCCAACAAACCATGCCGTTTCCTGACATCAAGACTTTAGTTTGTGAAGCTTCACTCATTCACCACGGCATAGACGACGTCATTCGCTCGCATGAGCGGTCTCTACAAGACCCCCCGCCTGCAAATGGCTCTGCTCCCCACAGCAAAGTCGTCCCCATATCCGAAAGGGGTTTGAAGTGTCGCATCATCACTAAATCTCCTGCATGTCTTCACTTTTTGGGGCACGTGCCCAGGAAACGTCTACTCGGCGGACTCCGAAAAGACAGGAATAGTAAGTCGCCCCTTAAGGGTTTCACGGATGAAGAACTTCTCGCCCACTACCAGGGCGCGTATGCAGGTGTTTGTGTCTCTACGGACCTTTCACGTGCTACGGATCTTCTACCGCTAGACCTAGTAGCTTCTATACTAGACGGTCTTGAGGATTCTGGACGCCTCACACCTTTGGAGATAGACTCGCTGAGGCTGCTCTGTGGCCCTCAGTGGATCCAGTA